ATAGCTTTATTTAAAGCTTCATTGTCTTTATAGGTTAATATAATAAAAGAAGCATCAGGAGTTCCTATTAATTCCCTATGAACCCAAAAGGTGCTTGTTGGGTTGTAATCTAAATAAATAAATTTATTTGTTCTCACTGATAATTGTTGGTATGATTCAAAGTTTATATTATTTGCTTCGTTTATAAATAAAATATCACGTCTTGCCCCTCGGAGTTTATCAGGTTGGTCAACTGAAAAAAACTCAATATAACTTCCATTTGTAAAAGTATATTTAGAGTTTGATAGATTAAAAGATTGTGGAAAATAATTATTAGTCCATTCCATAATTTTGATAAAATCTTTTATTGCACCTCTTTTTAAATGAGGTATTGATTCTGATACTATACTTATTTCGCTTTTAGGATTTTTAACTGCATAATTAATTAAAAGAGGAATAATACTAAATGTTTTAGAGGAAGAAGTTCCCCCTTGTACTATCCTTATTCTAGTCGTTAACTTCAGAATCTTCTTCTGTGCTGTCGTCTTCTGGAACATCTAAATCAATTTCTTTAAATATAGGTCTTTCTTGGAAATTCATATCTTGCTCTATACGTTCTACATATCCTCTTTTTTTCCCTTTTGTTTTTAAATGAAAAATAATTGCAGTAGGGTTTTCCCTCTCTATTAATTTAAAGAGTTTACTTTCTGTAAAATCTAAAGCAACATTATTTATTTCATCTACTTTCTTTTTAAAATCTTCATCTTCTTTTAACCAATCATAAAAAGTAGTTCTACCAATTCCAACTTGTTTACAAGCAGTTGTTACTATTCCTAGATTTTTTTCTAAAGCTTCTAATATTGCTTTTTTATGCTGTTCGGTTTTGTTCATTTTTTATCAAATCCTTTTAATGGGTAAAATATCAAACTGTTTCTATACCCATCTTCTTTTTTTCTAATTATTTTTGTTACTCCGTGAATGTTATACCAAGCTGGGTAAACTAACATACTATTATTACATTGTTCAAAAGTATGCCCAAAATCAGGAACGCTTAAAGCACCCCCTTCAGAATCTTTTCTTTTTGTTATAATTACATTTACTGTGTTTTTTAAATTACCTCTGTCTTGGTGGTATGGTGCAGCTATATTAAAATTAGATATACTGCTTGTAAATAAATTACCAAACCTAAATTCAGGTAAAGTTGTTTCTTCAATAAGTTTTTTTTGGCTTTCATATTGTTCAGGCATATATTTTTTTATTAATTTCTCACTTTCTAAACAAGATAATAGCATAGCTTTTATAAATGTTTTTGCTTTTTTATTTGTGTGTACAGCAGATACAGAATTATAAGGTCTTCTTAAATGGGCTTTTGCTAAAACACCTCCAAGTATTGTAGACATTTGTACCGTATTTCTTGCTTTTGCTTCTTTTCTACTAATCCCTAATTTCCTTTGCATTTGGTAAACATCTGAACGTTCTAATAATGACTTTGGAACATTAGGAGAAAGAAATTCTTTATTTGCTATTGTGATATATTGTTTTAATTTATCAGGCAGGTCGGTTAAATAGAATCCTATTATTTTATTTTCAAGCTCTAATAAACAACTTTCTGTAACGGTAGGAGAAATATAATCACATCTCTTTCCTATTTTTACATTATGTTCGTGTTTTTTAAGTTTTAATCTTTCCATTTTGCCCTACTATTTAATCTTAATTCCAAATATTTACTTTTTCTGTGAGGATTTATTTTTATTAAATTTGGGTATTTTTCACATAAATATAATGCAGATTTATTTTGTTCTTGTTCAGTCCTATCATCAACCATTCCTCCTGCCCCTGCGTAATATGTAGTTTTTGTTGCTATCATATTCAATCTAACTACCTTGCCAAATTTTAAAAAGTTTTTTATCGTTCTTTCGTAATCTTCTTTTTCCTCTAAAGTTAATAACAAAGATTTATCATAGTCTATTATAATTCCAAAACAAGCACCAACGCAAAGTTTTAGATTAGTAGATATTTTTCTATCCATAAAAAAATGATTATCAACTGCACCTACACCAAATAATTTTGTTTTATGTTTTAAACATTCATTAAAACCTATACGGATAATTTGGTCTAAATTTTTTAATATTTCAGTTTTGTTACCTTTCTTTATTTTAAGTGCATCAATATCATCATCAAACTGCATTATATATTCTCCCTCATCATAATATTTTTGTATAAAATTTCTTTGTTTATGTAACCAACGGACACCAACTATTACATTAATGCCTAACTGTTCTAAATATTTATAATCCTCGTATTGTTTATCGTTTGCAACAAATACATCTATTATTTTTGTTTGAATTTTACAAACATCAATCAAATAATTTAATGTTCTTTTTCTTATAGCTTCTGCCCTATTATATGAAGGTATTGCTATTCTATATTTCATTTTCTTTTAAATAAAAATTATCATTATTTTTTAATTTTTTACTAGTGTTTTGAAACCACCCGCCAGTCACATAATTTTCAAAGTAAAAATCCTCTCTATTAAATTTTACCCAATTATCATTACGCCACTTTGTAAATATTAAATTGGTTTCTGGCTTATATTTAGGTAAAACAAGTTTAAAGATTTTCGATACATATCTTGGTCCTGTAGTTTGTAAAACGAATCTACCTTTCCAATTATCATATATTTTATTATTGGCTTTGATTTCATAATTAGGTTTACATAATTTCATTAATATATTAAATAATTTAAAATTTTTCACTGAACCAAAAAAATCATTTTGTATTATTTCTTTATGATTAGGTATAAATTTTTTCAAACTATACCCCACAAACTTTTTTTTACGCAACGGCTCTAGGCTTTTAATATTAATTAAATCTAAGTCAACATAAAATCCACCATATAAATATAAAACTACAAAACGCATAAAATCAATACGTTGAACTTCATACCTCATATTTGTATAAAAGTCATAATACTCCGGTAGTTTTTGTTTTATAAGTTTTGCAGAAGATTTTTTATTCCAAATTTTATGTTCGTAATCTGGATTATTAAATTTAATTTCTTTTATGCTTTTATTATAAACAGCAATTTCTTCAACTTTTTTTCCGTAAAGGTTAAAATATATTTGATGTATAATTTTAGGAATCATACTTTTGCATAGCTTTATAAAATAATTCAGACAAATTAACTTCTTTAGCTTTTAATTCATCATAAAGAGTTTTAATCATTTCAAATCCTTCTGCTGGGTATTCTAATATAATAGATTTTTTTGTTTGCTGATATAAGCTTTCTATTTCTTCATCAACATCAATGTCATCTAAAACACTATAATCAACATCTTCTTCAGGCTGCCATACATCCAAGCCCCATTCATTTAATTTATACTCATCCCAATTATTACTTAATTCATCCCAATCCCATTCACCAAAATTAGAATTATCTTTTATTATAAATTCTTTCTTTTGTTCTTCTGTTAATCCTTTTGCAATTTTTATAGGTGCTTGTTCAATTCCTGCTTCTATAATTGCTCTTAATCGCATATTGCCACCAAGTACCATCATAGCTTCATCAACTACAATGGGTCGTAATTCAAGCATTTCTGGAAAGTCTTTAATGCTTTGAACTAATTTCTTAAATTTTATTTCTTTTATTAATCGTGGATTGTCATTGTTTGGTACAATGCTATCAACGGGAACTTTTTTATACATAGTCTTATTATTAACAATAAATTAAACGTCGTTTTGTTAAGACTGATTTTTAAACATACCTTCCACCAATTTGGGTTTCTTTTTTACAATCCCTTAATTTTTGTTCTGCTAATCTTAATTTAATGAGTGTTTCAGCAAATCTTTGTCTGTAATATGTTTGCGGGTAGTTATGTCTTTGACTTTTGTGTAATTCTCTTTTAAGTATATTATTTATTTTGTTGTAGTATTCTATGTATTTACTTCCAAACGATTTATTTTTCTCTACACCTAGAAGCACTTCATCAAACAAATGTCTTATGCCGTGTAATACTGTTGCGTGATTTTTCTTTAGTGGTTTAGCTATTTCAGATAATGTTAAATTTGTATGCATCCTAGCTAGTTTATAATATACTGCTCTTGTATATACATAATGACTTTCTCTTTTTTGTTTCTTAATATCAATTCCTGATATTTGATTTACTATTTCTATTATTGTGTTTAGTTCTTTCATTTTATTCCTTTAAGTTCGTTAATTGCTTTTAATATTCCTGCACAAGCTTCATACTTTTCTTGTTCTTCAAAATATTTTATTACTTTTTCTAAATCTTTTACTGGCAAACCTTCTTCAATATCTATCATTGCCATTTTATAATATCTATCAACTTCATCCTTGTCCATTAAACAAAGATAATATTTTATAGAATACCCCTCATTACATATTGGTCCAAATCATTTCCTTCTATAAAAAAGTGTTTATAAAGACCTACTGCTGTTTCAAATTTCTTTTTACCTCTTTCTATAAATTCTTCGCTTGTTTCATATATTGCTATGTCTGTGCTTAATTTATCTATAACTAAAAAGCTTACTCTTGAACATTTAAATAAATTCATATAAATATATGCTTGTAAGTCATATCCATATTTATCTGCACTATATTTAAAACTCTCTAATGAACTAGAACTTTTTAAATCTATAATATGATTTTCTTTTAATATATCTGCCTTTCCCCTAAAAGGTAAATTATCTATCATTTGTATTTCAGGTACTTCAAATTCTGCTCCTTGTAATAATTCAAGTGCTGCTTCATTTCTTAATATTGCATCAGATAATCTGTCTATCATTTTTTTATCTTTTTCCAATACAACATTTTCTATCCCATATTTTTTTACTGCATCTTTATAAATATTTGTTCCAGTTGTAGATGCTTTTACAATATGTAAAGGTTCTAATTTATGTGGTTCTAATATTGCCCAATGAATAAGTTTACCAAGAATTAAAGCAGGTGTTTCTTTTTGACCATACTTTAATATGTTTCTATAAGTTTTTGGACTTTGTAAGATTTGTTTTAATGCACTACTGCTTAAAGCGTGTTGTCCTAGATGACCATAGTAATAAGAATCATCATCCATTTTAGGAATTAATTCTTTTTTATTTATTTTTTCTCCGTTTAATAATGTAATCATAATAAAGCATCCGTTTATTAAGGGGGCAACAGATATAGTCGAGTACGCCAAGCGAACCCCCTTAAAGGTGGATTAGACCTATTATATTCGCTTAACGTAATTATTAATCATATCTTTTGTTTGTTTTATTGAAGGTTTATCTTGAAACCATTTTAAAAATTCATACGGGCAAAAACGTAAACCAACTAATCCATCTTCCCAAGTCAAAACTTCTATCAATATTTCGTTGTCTTTTTTATTATGTGCTACAGTAAAAATTTCTTTTACTTCGTAATATTTATCTTCCATATCTTGATTTTAAAATTTTTTTACATTTATCTATATGTTTCTTTGAAAAAACTTTACTATTAATTACTTGTCTTAAATAATCACTAGAGTAAGTTTGAACTAAAGTATAAAATTCTTTTTCTTTCATTTTAAGAAATTATATACTTCTGAATAAATATTAACTTCATTGTAAACTAAATCGTACAAAGCATAATAAGCTGCTTCACTATAATTTCTAGGAATAGAACCGAAAGAATTATCATCAGAAAAAATATCAAAGTCATTTTGTTCTTCTAATATTTTAATAAACTTTTTACAGTTATATGTATAAATACACATTGTATCAATAGTTTGGTGTAAATATTCATCTATTGTTTCGTGTTCAGGTTCTCCATCTTCATAGTTTTCTATATCGTACTTTATATCTGTTCTAACTGAATCTAATATATAGTGTAATAATTCCCTCTTTGTTGTTATATCTTCTAAAGTAATCTGTTTTGTTTTCATATTTACATTGGTAAGAAAGAAAATTCTTTCATCATCTTTTTATGTTCATCTTTTTCAATTTTAGATAGAACTCTCTCGGAGTTTTCAACCCAAAGAACAAGATTACCGTGTTGGTAAACGGAATAAGTCTTGTTATCATAAGCAATCGAAATATGAGCTTCTAATGCTTCTTTTTTCGTTTGGAAATATCTTGTTTTACAATTTCCTTCTTTACTTATATAAATTGCTTTGTAAGGTAATTTTTCTTTTGTTTTCATATTCTGTTTTTTAAATTTAATATAAAGATATTAAAAATTTTGTTAATAAAAAAATTACCAAGGAGTTATTTTATATCCAAAA